CTCTGCTTTCCAGCAGAGGGGTGGGGAGAGAGTTTCACCTCACCAACCCCCCAGTGAAACACTGGGTGGAACCCTTCTGGGGTTCCCACTTCGGTGAGGGCACGGTAATACTATTACCATGCTCAGATAAATAAACTGTTCTTTACAAATAGTCGTGGTTTTTATACTGCGACCATAAGTGAGACCAGGAAACCTTATCTCTTGCTCAAGAAGGAAGTCTTGACTGTTGTAAATTAAACAGGTATGGGAATTCCTTAGGGTCGGCCATGGTAAGCCTTCTCCTAATATCATCTTGTTCAAGCATGAACAATTTGATCTTCTTGGTGAGATTCACTTGGGATCGGGCCTTAATATCTTTCTTCCTTTCATGTAACAATGAAGTTGGATCAAGTATTAGGGGAGCGCGGGCCATACGGATAACTTCTTCATCTGTATAGTCTCTCTCTTTGAGTCCTTGGATTTTGTCCTTGGCCTCCTTATAGAGTGGAGTAACTACTGCTATGGGAGCAATAGAATTTCTTCAACGCTCGGGGTGAGAAGACAATGAGGTTCCTCCGGGACCCGGGAGATCCTTCATAATTTCTTGAAGTTTCTTTTGGGTATCCCTTAGGGCCTTAAGGTCTTCCTCTAAGGATGCAGCCCAAAGGGTTGCTATGCTTTGCCTTAAGAAAGTGTTAAACCTTTCTTCAGATCAATTGCAGCTCCCTGTGAGAAAAAGGCTATTCCTTTGACGGAATATTGCTCATCTGACTCTACGTTCCTCTTCTGAGGTTAGTAGTACGGATGTCTCATAGAGACGTCTCGCATAGCGAGACGGCATTCCTTGCATTCTTAGAAGACTTGAGAAGACCCTGGGGGCCACTAGTTCATTGGTTCGTCCTACCCGGTTAAGAGCTTCATCCATTTCTGGAAGAAGTTGTCACCAGGCAGTACTTGCCGTCAAGAATCCTTTTATGGGGATTCCTGATACTTCGTTGCCCCGCAGATATCAGCGCTTCGCAAATTCAAACATGTCTTTAGATATGTGAGTCTTGGGCTGGGAAATGGAAACCCCCAACCTTTTGATCAATTCCTGGTACTCCTTTGCAAGAGCATCATTGGAAATCACAATATCATCACCGAGAATCTGATAGAAAGGATTAACGGTTGGTAAACCGCATCGTCTTCCGGCGATGTGGATAAGGACATGGTGAGAAAGTGTGAAAACCGCTCAGGAGCTGTAAGCACCCATAGGTTGCCCTGCTGCATAAATAGCAGGATCACTTCATGGATTAGAGAATGGTTGTGAAACCATTACTCTCGCCCAAGCTTCTGAGTATTGATCACCAAATATTTCACTAATAACCACCTTCTGAAATCCTAAAGGAAATCGGTCTGTAGCATTAGTTAAATCTAGGGATCAATAGTTGTCGAGAGGTTTACCAGGAAATCCCTTCGTTTGTTGATAAGTTCTATCACAAGGAAGATTTCTTAAAGTCTTCATGATGTAATCATGGAGGGGTTTAAGAACAGTTTGAGATCAATAGTCAAAGATAGCTATTACTCTAGTCTTGGCCTCAGGGTCAAGAACGGAGGATAGTTTTCTGATTTCTAGTGTGGGCTTTAAGCCCACCTTAGAACATCACTCTTCAAGAGGAATTACTTGATGAAGTTTGATTACTGATAACAG